TTAGCGGCGTTTGCGGGAGCGGAACGGTTGTCGGTCGCGATGCAGATGGAAACGCGATCGTTCTTACCAACGCTCACGTAGCGGGCACTCAACGAGGTCGCACCGTTAACCTCGAACGGTGGAACTCGGATGGTTCCGTTGAGCGAGGCCGAGGAGCTATCATCTCTTCCGGATATGGCCGAGGGATGAGCGTCGACTTTGCCTTGCTTAAATGCAACGCTGAGTTTGCAAAAGATGTCCGCCCGATCCCGCTCGCCGACCGTTATCCAACCAAGGGGGCAATGGTCAGCACTTACGGCTGCCCTCGCTGTGAATGGCCTAGCTTGCAAGTGCTTAGCTTGAATCGTAGCGAAGGACAAATTCTTACTTGGAAGCCCGAAGCGATTGGAGGTCGTAGCGGTTCTAGCGTGATCGACTATACCGATGTTGGTCCTCGTGTCGTTGGGCTCCTCACTTGGGGAGGCGGAGGCGAAGGGCTTGGTCAATCGACTCCGTTCTTGCTCCAAGCCATGAAGGGCCGTCTGCCGAAATCGCTCGAGGCTCTGCCACAAGGTGTACGCGAAGTTTCCGATGAGCAGGAAAAGTACCACGTTGCGACTTGGCCGACTCAACCTCTGGCTGTGTCGAATCAAACAAGCGATCCCGCGTCACAAGATGTCATTGACTCCATCGTTGAGCCTGATCAAGAAACTATCCTGCGTCCACGTCCTCGGGACGAAGACGGAAAACGCAATCCTGCGGATAGACCTGTCTTGGGATTATTCGAACGCATTCAACGCTGGATTCGCGACAAGCTCCTTATCGGATTGCTTGTGATTGGAGCCTTCGCCGCAGGCGTCCTTTTCGGACGATCGGGAAGAAAGATTCTGCCTGTGTAGCATGCGTCCGTTCAAAGTTGTTGTCTTTCGTCTCTATGCTCTAGGACACAAGTCTGCACTATGTTTCATTGGATTGGATACTTGCTGTGTTGCTATTTGTCAGCGGATCTTTTGGCTGGCTTCTGGCATTGGTGGGAAGATCGTTACGCGGATGTGAAGTGGCCACTGATCGGCGATTGGATTGCCAAACCCAATCAGCTGCATCATGACCAACCTTTGGCATTCCTAGATCAAGGTTATTGGTCTCGCAACTCAACAACGATCATTCCCGCAGCGATCGCGTTCTTGCTAACGGTACCGCATCCAATCTGTGGAGTATTTGTGTTTGTGAGTCAAGCAAACGAGATTCACGCCTGGGCTCATAGCAAGGGAAAGGTCGCCTCATGGATCGACGCACTGCAATCGATAGGTTTGTTGCAATCTCCAAAGCATCACGCACAACATCACGTTGATCCATTTGAATCGAAGTACTGCGTGATGACTGACCTGCTCAATCCACTGCTTGATCGACTCAAGTTCTGGCGACGATTGGAGTGGATTGTTGAGCGAACGCTGGGAGTTGTTCCAAACAAATGAGCGATTTACTGAAGAACGGCCAGGAGTGGCTTGCCTCAAAACTCACCCAACACGCATCTCGTCAGGTCGTATATCGCCGAGGAGAGCTGGGGGCCACTCTCCAAGCAACGATTGGCAAGTCGATGTACGACCAGGACGATGGCGAAGGCATTGTGACTCGCAGCCAAGTCCGTGATTTTCTGATCGATACCTATGCCCTACTTTCCTCGATTATCGGAACGTTGCCACGCCGCGGTGACACCATCGTGGAGATCGATGGCGACCACACCTTCATCTTTGAAGTGATGGCCCTTGGTGGCGACCCACCTTGGCGCTACAGCGACCCATTCCGTTTGAAACTCCGCATTCACACCAAACAGATCGAATCCCATCCGTCATGACGACAGTTTTACAAGTTGCCGATAGTGTCACCGCCCAGCTCAATGCCGCTGAGTTCGATTTTGACTTCGTTGCCGAGCGGATGTACGTTCCCAACTTCGACCTCGAAGACATGAAAGAACTCCGCGTGACCGTTGTGCCTCGCGATGTTGAGCTATTCCCTCACGACCGCGCCCACAACAAGTACCACTGCCGGGTTGATGTCGCGGTGCAGAAGAAGTTTTCGAAGGGAACCAACGAGGAGATCGATCCGCTGGTTGATCTTGTGGAAAAAATTGCCGACGAGTTTCGCTTGAAAAGGCTCGATTCATTTCAAGCCGCTCGCTGCGTGAAGGCCGAGCATGCCGTTCTGTACTCCAGCGAACACTGGGAACAACTGCGTCAGTTTACAAGCTTGTTGACCCTAACCTTTGAACTGGCGCGATGATCAAGATCACGGTCCGAACTCAATTCGATAAGCGAAAGCTCAAGAAGAAGGCGGAAACAGCAACCTTCACTTCTCTGAGCGAGGCCGGCGGTGCAGTTCGAAAGACAGCCAAGCGGAGCATTCGGAAACGTAAAAAGGCATCCAAGCCCGGGAGCCCGCCGCACACGCAAACAGGCATGCTCAAGCGAGTGATTCGGTACGACGTCACCAACAACCGAACCGTTGTCGCAATCGGTCCTGTGAACGAGATCGCTGGACGGATTTGGAACTTGCATGAATTCGGTGGCGTGGCAACCAAGCGTCGAAAGCTCAAGCCGCATCGATTCAAGGTTGGCGAGCATGGTCCCATCCGTGCCATACAACACGGAAGCAAGACCAAGTTTGCGAGGATCGAACTGCGATCTGCGGCGCAAGCCAACCGAGCAACTCGCTTGATTGTCGAGGAGAACGAACGGCGCAGTGACAACAAGCCTCGCCATTATCCCAAGCGACCATTCATGAAGCCGGCTCTGGAAGCCAATCGGAGTCGGCTCCCCACGTTCTGGGCCAACTCAGTCAAGTAAAAGTTCGTCAAAAGGAATCATTCACAATGCCAGAAGTAAGACTTGGTCTCGAAGCCGTCCTCACCATCGACGGTGCCGAGATCACCAACGTCAAGGATTTGACCGTCAGCCTCGAGAAGGCCGAAGCGGATGCCAGTACTCGCGCGAACAACGGTTGGCGTGCGACTGTGGGAACGCTTAAGGACGCATCCATCGAGTTCACGGTCCTCAATAAAGAGGGTGACTCTGCTTTTGGCATGCTTCAAGGCCTATGGAGTTCAGGTGATCCGTGTGATGTCGGTATTAGCGATGCCGGTGGAACGCTCACTCTGACTTGCGAAGTTATGACCTTCAATGTCAACCAGAACTTGGAGGAGGTCATTTCGGCTGATGTGACTCTCAAACCAACGCAATCGACTGGCGGTGGTGGCATGAATGTGGGACCGGGCTTGGCTGGTCCTTGATCGCTGTCGTTGTGGTTGGTTTAGAGGATTCATAATACTCAGGGAGGCATCATGCAGAAGTTCGTTGACCGCGCCGGTCGCATTTGGATTGTGGATATCGACAACACGACGCTGCGCCGCGTGAAGACTCTCACCGGAGTGCATCTTCTTGAAGCAATCGATGGTGATTTGATCACGCGACTCTCGACCGATCCATTGCTCCTGGGCGATGTGCTCTTTGCAATCTGCAAGCCGCAAGCGGACCAGCAGCAGATCACCGACGAAGCCTTCGGCGAGGGGCTCGCTGGCAATTCGATCGACGATGCAACCGGTGCACTCCTCGAGGCACTGATCAATTACTTCCCGGAGTCCCGACGCCGTCTTCTGCGGAAGGCGGCCGAGAAACAGAAGCTGATCGAGACACGGGGGATCAGTGCCATCGAGAAGCGACTGGACGATCCGAACTTGGTCGACAAGCTCGTCGAAGATCTCGAACGCAAGCTCGCTGTGCCGACATTGAACGACTCATCGTCCGACTTGCCGGAATCGTCGGAGTCGATCCAGGTCCCTTAACACTTCGCCAACTTGTGCTGATGGCTGAGGCCAAACGCCAACACGATTGGAATGTCGCGAGCACGATCATGGCGTTGATGGCCGAGATGAACCGTGATCGTAAGAGACGTCGCAAGCCATTCAAGCCCGACGACTTCAATCCCTACGCAGACCAAAAGCCAATCGTTGCTCGCGGAACTGTTGAGCAAGCAGCAGCGATGCTCGGTGCTAACTTTCAACCAAGAACGTCAGAGTTGCCATGTCCCAAGTCAGAGCCGGAGGAGCCTACGTCGAGCTGACCGCGAGGAGTGCCCAGTTCCTCAAGGGACTCGAAGCTGCGCAAAAGCGGCTCAAATCGTTCGGTGCGTCCACGCGACTGGTCGGCACCAAGCTCACTGGCCTTGGCGTTGCCGCCGCCGCACCTGTGGGAGCCAGCTTGGCAGTCTATACCAGTTTCGATGATGCGATTCGGGCCGCAGGCGCAGCTGCCAATGCAACCGGCGCGACATTGGAATCGCTGCGTAACAAAGCCAAGCACCTGGGAGCCACAACCAGCTTCTCGGCCAGCGAGGTCGCTTCTCTGATGACCGAACTCGGTCGAGCAGGTTTCTCACCCAAGCAGATTGAAGAGATGACCGGCGCGGTCATGAATCTAGCAAGAGCCACTGGGACGGATGCAACCGTTAGCTCTGGGATCATGTCAGCCACGATCCGTCAATTCAGCTTGGAAGCAACCGATGCTGTGCGAGTCTCAGATCGATTGACCGCAGCGGCCAATATGTCTTTCAATTCGGTCGAGTCCCTTGGGGAAGCGTTGCAGTATGCAGGTCCCGTGGCAGCTGATGCCAACATGAGCCTCGAAGAAACACTGGCTATTCTTGGAACGCTAGGAAACCTCGGCATTCAAGGTAGTGAAGCCGGTACCGCGTTACG